GCGCAACGACCGCAGCGAGGAGCAGCGCGACACCGTGCGGCGCAACTGCGACCACATCGGGATCGCGTGCCAGTACGAAGACGTGCAGGCGAGCGGCGCGGACCTGTCCGACTACTGGACGGCGCAGCGCGAAGGACACCGCTGGCTTGTGTGACCCCTGCGCCCATCGCGCGGTGCTTCGCGCCGTCAAGGCGCTCGCCAAGTCGCCTTCGGCGCGGTGCATCGACCCGGACGCGGCGATGCCGTGGATGCCGATGATCGCGGACAGCCAGTCCTACCGCACCAAGGACGGCGAGGTGCCGCTGCACGAGATTGAGCGGCGCGAGCTCGAGGCATTTACGCGGCGGATGCGGGACATCTTCGGCGGCTACGTCAACGACGTCATCGACGAGGCGAAGGGGCGCGGACTCACCGGGCGCGCGCAGATCACCTACGTGAGCCAGCGCATGGCGACGCTCGCCCCGCAGCTCGCGCTCGAGATCGCGCAGGTCGCGGGTCCGTACGGCCAGTTCATGGCGACCGCCGGCGTGCAGGCGGGCATATCGCAGATCGAGCAGCGTGCCCGCATCGACATCGACTACAACGTCATCTTCGACGAGGCGAGCGAGTTCGCCGTCGAGGCGGCGCAGAACGCCGCGCAGCGCGTCGGCAACGTGGCATCGCGCAGCATGGTCGAGCGCGTGCAGGGCACGATCGCGCGCGGCATCGAGGAGATGAAGGACACCGACGAGGTGACGGGCGACCTCATGGACATGGGCTTCGACGAGATCAGCGCCAACCGCATCGCCCGGACCGAGAGCGTGCGCGCCTACACGGACGGGCAGGTCGCCGCGTGGGAGGAGTCCGGCGTCGTGAGCCGCAAGGCGTGGCTCCTGTCGCCGACCTCGTGCGAGTTCTGCGAGATCGCCGCGATGGAGTACGGCGAGCAGGGCATCGCGCTCGACCAGCCGTTCTTCCAGAAGGGCGACCGGATCGTCGCCTCGGACGGTCGCGAGCTCAACCTAAACTACGAGAACGTCAACGGGCCTCCGCTCCACCCCTTCTGCCGCTGCACCCTTGTACCAGTCGTAGACCTATGAACAGCAAGCACCTGACCGCATCGATCCGCAAGGCCGCCGGCAAGGCGAGCACCTTCGTCGCCACGATCACGACCGACTCGGTGGACCGCGACGGCGAGGTCGTCGTGCCAGCCGGGATGAACAGCAAGGACTACGAGCGCAACCCCGTGCTCCTCTACGAGCACGACGTGCTCAAGCCGATCGGCAAGATGCTGAAGATGCGGCGCGGCGACCGCTCGATCGAGGCGGAGTTCGCGCTCGCCCCGCGCCCCGAGGGTCACGCCGGCGACTGGCTCCCCGATGCGGTCGGCGCCCTCATGGACTTCGGCGCCCTCAACACGATGAGCATCGGCTTCCTCGGGCTCGAGGCGCGTCCCGCGTCCAAGGCGGACAGCGAGAAGTACGGGCAGGGCGTGCGCCGCGTGTACGGCAAGTGGAAGCTCCTCGAGGTATCGGTGGTGTCGATCCCCGCAAACCAAGACGCCATCATCACCGCCGTCCGCAAGGGGCTATGCTCGCCCGCCGTCGCCAAGCGATTCGGCGTGACGGTGCCCGACGCGCCTGCGCCGATCCGCCGCTCGTACCGCGTCTCGGTTGCTGTGCCCGCGCTCGGTGACCTTGACCGCGTGCAGATTGTCCGCGACGAGATGGCGCGCGCACGCGGACGGCTCTACGCCGACTGACGCACAGACTCTCTCCTTTGGCACGGGCCGCCCGTTGTGGGGCGGCCTGTGCTGTTTCGTGCCCGCCTAGTGTTGTGGCATCGGTTGGTCGAGTCGGTGGGCGCAAGCCCGGACGAATGACCTGCGCCGGCAACGTCAACTCACTCAAGCAACCAACCCCATTACGGGAGCACTATCCATGCGCAACATCACCGTCGAGGATCTGCAGAAGTCTCTGCAGTCTCTCGCGAATCAGAAGGGCGCTCACGGATTCGAGAAGGCCAAGGCTCTGTTCTTGGATGGCGTCGTCATCGTTGACGAGGCCGGCAACCCGCTCGATCCCAGCGCGATCAACTACGAAGTCACAATCAGCCCGGCCGTCGAGGTCGAGGAGGACGCCATGTCAGAAGAGAAGCCCGAGGAGACTGCCAAGTCCGTCGCCTCCGAGGTCCGTGCAGCCATCCGCGACGAGATCGCGAAGTCTGCGTCCAAGCCCGCAAAGCTCGTGAAGGTCGAGAGCCCCAAGGTTCACGGCCGCCTACGCGCGTTCAAGTCCGTGGACGAGGCCTACCGCTTCGGCCGCTGGGCGATGGCGTGCATGGGCTCGAAGAAGTCCGCGCAGTGGTGCTCCGACCACGATGTCCTTGTCACCAAGGGCCACATCGAGGGTTCGAACACCGCCGGTGGATTCCTCGTTCCCGACGAGTTCGAGAACAGCCTCATCACCCTCCGCGACCAGTACGGCGTGTTCCGCGCCAACGCGCGCATCGTGCCCATGTCCTCGGACGTGAAGCGCATGCCGCGCCGCACGGGCACCGTGACCGCCTACTTCGTGGGCGAGGCGGCCGCAGGCACGCAGTCGCAGCAGGCCTTCGACAGCGTGAACCTCGTCGCCAAGAAGCTCATGGTCCTCACCAAGATCAGCTCCGAGCTGAACGAGGACAACGTGGTCGCCCTCGGCGATGACCTCGCCAACGAGATCGCGTACGGCTTCGCCAAGAAGGAGGACGAGTGCGGCTTCGACGGCGACGGCACCTCGACCTTCGGCGGAATCCTCGGTCTTCGCAACGCGATCGGCGCAGGCGGCACGCAGGACACCTCTCCTGCCGTGACCACCCTCGCGACGCTGACGCTGGCGGACCTCCGCCGCGTGGTCGGCAAGCTCGCGACGTGGGCGGACGGTCCCAACACCAAGTGGTTCATGAAGCGCAGCGTGTGGAACAACGCCTTCCTCCGTCTCTCCGAGGCGGCCGGCGGCGTGACGGCCAACGAGATCCGCACCGAGGACGGTGGGCTCCAGTTCATGGGCTACCCGGTCGTGCTCACCGAGGCCTACACGGTTTCGGAGGCTGACAACGGGACGTATGCGTTCTTCGGCGACCTCTCGCTCGCTGCGTACCTCGGCGACCGCCGCTCGACCACGGTCGAGTTCAGCAACGCCGCTCTCAATGCCTTCGAGCAGGACGAGCTGGTGGTGCGCGGGACCGAGCGGTTCGACATCAACGTCGCGAACGTCGGAGATGCCTCCGTCGCGGGCGCGATGATCAAGGCCACCTTCTGATCCTGAAAGGACACAGATACCCATGAAGTACAACCAAGACGTCAAGACGATCTCGTCCAACCCCGCCACCGTCACCAACGGCGGCACGGGCACGTTCATCGTCGATACCCGTGGCTTCGGCGCGGCGCAGTTCGTGGTGTCACCCGGCATCGCGAACGCAGCGACGAACATCCCCACCGTGCTCAAGATCTCGCAGGGCGATACGACCTCCTCGTTCTCGGATGTCACCGGCTACGTCGGCGGCACCAACGCGGCGGGCGGCTTCACGATCCCGACCAACGTCGCTACGGCGGCGGCGGACGTGCAGCCCTACGTGCTCAACGTGGACCTCGAGGGCAAGCAGCGCTACCTGCGCCTGCAGATCAGCCCGGTCACGACGATCACCTACGCCTTCACCTGCAACCTGAGCCGCCCGGCCCAGTCGCCCAACGTGACGAGCGAGGCAGTCGCCAAGCTCGGCACGGACGGCGCCAACCTCGCAGGCTCGACCTCGGTCGGCCTCGTGGTGAACCCGGACGGTCCGCTCAGCTGACCCATCCGATCCGCTTCGGCGGATCACCGTGCGCACGACGCACACCGACGCAGGGGCGGCCTTCGGGTCGCCCCTGTGTCATTGGTGCGCTATCTTCCCCGCATGCTCAAGCTCGACCTCGGTGCAGGAAGCACCCGCATTCCCGGCTACACGCCCATCGACGCGGCGCTCGGACATGACGTCCGCTCGCTGCCCTTCGCATCCAACACGGCGGACGAGATCCGCGCGAGCCATGTGCTCGAGCACATTCCATTCTGCGAGGCGCCGCAGGTGCTCCGTCACTGGGTGGACGTGCTCAAGCCCGGCGGCTGGCTGCGCATCGCGGTCCCCGACTTCCACAAGATCGTGGAGCACTACATGGAGGGTCGCGGCGGCGAGATGAACCTCGAGGGGATGCTCATGGGAGGGCACTCCGACCACAACGACGCGCACCACGCGATCTACCAGACGCAGAAGCTCAAGGGGCTCATGGAGCAATGCGGCCTCGAAGCCGTCTGCGGGTGGGAGGGCGACGCGGACGACTGCTCGCGGCACCCGATCAGCCTCAACCTCAAGGGGCGCAAGCCGCACGCGCAGGTGCCCTCGAAGCTTCCGACCTACGACGACATGCACCTCGTGCAGACGTGCCCGCGCCTCGGGTTCACCGACCACATGTACTGCGCGGCGGTCGCCACAAAGGCGCTCGGCATCAACCTCACGCGGCACACGGGCGTGTTCTGGACGCAGGGCATCGACCGCGTGATGAGCGAGGCGCTGCGCAGCGACAAGCTCAAGTGGATCGTCAC